GAACAGGTTTCCAGTTGCCACGGATGGTGTGGTGTCAGACGATCCAAATGTGACGAATGTTTCGCTTGGACCAGAAAATGCCGCCGCACCGGCAACGTGAAGCATACAGTCAGGGCTGGTGGTTCCAATTCCGACATTCCCAGAAGGCTTAACAGCAAGTGATACCGCGCCCGAATCGGCACATCGGACGCCTATATAGTCATCGGTGTGGTACATCAACTCACCACCGGGATCGCCGCCAGAATCAACACCGACTTGGACGATGCCCTGCGAGAGTGAAGCAGTGGCAAGAGCGAACGATCCGATCCCGATGACATCGAGGACTTGCGCGGGATCTGTTGTCCCAACGCCAACCTTTCCATCAGGCTTAACCACAAATGACAGAGCACCCGAGTCGGCACAACGAAGGCCGATGTAATCATCCGTGTGGTACACCACCTCGCCGCCGGGATCACCACCTGAGTCAATGCCAACCCGGACGATGCCTTGGGATTGTGACGTGTCAGCACCTGCAAACGATCCGATGCCAACAACATCCAGTGTTTCTGCGGGGCTGGTCGTTCCAATGCCGACCCGGTTGTTGGTTTCATCAACAGATAGCGTACCCTCATCAACGTCAAGATCAGGAAAAACAGCAACACCACCCGATGGCCCACCCGGAAAACTAGGATACTTAATGCCCATCAGCTACCTCGTGCTTTTTTAAACCAGAACTCGTAGTTACCGTCATTATCAGAAGAGCTATCAAAGCCAGGACGAAAATAGAGTTTCCCATCGGCTGCTACTAAACAGGGAATAGGAGTTGCAAAGACATCGTTAATGGGTTCATCTACAGTGGATGAACTATAGCCTAATCTTTCATTGATATCTTCACTTGTCCAAGCTGCCGTCTGCCCGAGTCTATGTGCATAGTTATTGCCTGTTCCTCCTGTCTGAACATAATGAAAAGACACAAGTAACCAGACTGTTGGAGAATCCGCTACTGGTAACTGTAGAGTGGTTTCTTCACTGGTTCCCACATTGGTGTGAGTACCAGCTACCCGAAAATATGTTGCTTCAGAACGGCCCATAGTTGCCTCCTATGTTGGATGACTACTCGATACCGACTGAATGTGCTGGAGCAAGAAGTACAGCACCTGCAGAAGAGTCTTTCGCTACAACATTTCCAATGACCATCGCAGCACTTCCGGCAGAAACACCCCAGCCTCCAGCCGTATCGGAAAGATAAACAGGGTAGCCAATAGCAGTTGCGGAATTGGTATCAACACCAGTAACGAGTTTATGGCTTACGACACGGATTGGTTCACCTGTGGCTGCAGCATGATCAGCAACTCCCAGCATACCCAGATGTCGTCCTGCGGTATCGGCATCGGCTGTACGGAAAGAGATTTTATCTCCCGAGTATCCCATGGCTTGTACGATATCATTTGCAGCAATTGCGCCGACAGCAGTACCGATAAAGGATCCGTGGTAGCCAGTACCATGTTGGGGTTCAAGATGGTCAGGTTTAATATGGGGCATGTGAGAATCTCCTTCTCTACTGAATTAGTGCAGCCTAAGTATACGTTACATTGGGCGCGAGTAGAACACCTTTGCCCTCTTCTAATTGAATAACAGTTCCGATCTGTTTTTTCCCTACTTTGGGGGCAGATAGTGTCCAGCCACCTGTGCGACTAAGATAAACCGGATCTCCAGTTTTTCCTTTTTGTGTTTCCATTTCTACAACAGCATAAGATAAACAGCGAACTGAAGCATTGGCCTCTGTTGCATGATCGGCAACTGCAAGGAAACCATTATATAGACTTTTCTTGCGCGAAGAAGCGGGCGAAACCACAAATCGATCTCCACTTCGGCCAACTACAATAACAACTTGGTCTTTCTCAAGTGCTTCTGTAGACTGCCCGCCGATGGCTCCGTGGTGGCCTTTATCCCTTTGTGGGTACAGGTATTGGGGTTTAATTTTTGGCATCGAGTTTCCTCTCTTACGGGACTATGCCCGCCTGAATTTTCAGGTATGTGTATTTGTTGTTTAGAGTATCACTAAATAAGAATTCGTCACACTATTCCTTTTCTTCTCCCTCTACTAGTTCTCGTCCTTTCTCCATATAGTATTCTTCTCTCTCCGCGTGGCTGGGTAGCCCACCATAGTCTTCCCAATTTATCTTTCTTGTTTCTGATATCTGTGCCTGGACATCCGTTATAGAGTATTTCTTATATTCTTGAGGCTGGCTCAGGGGCATACCCACTCTAAGGGCTGCTACTTCGATTGGAAGAGGCTTTGCAATTCCTGAATATACACCCATAAAATGTGTCAGACCCTTTGTAATGTCGCCCATCTCACCCGATGCAAAGGCTTTTTTCATATAAGGATTATCGTAATATGCAGCGTTAAGGGTTCCCATTAATTCTGGTCCGAGAACAGGGCACATACGAACAGCCAGAGTAGAGCCAGCATCCATCATAGGTTGATTATCGTCGTTACGACGTATATTCCCCTCTCCTTTAACGAGTTTAAAGAAAGCATGTTCGGCTGGGTTCAATCGTAATTCTTTAGCGACATAGGATCCTCCAACATCCCATTTGAATGTATTCTGTATGGCTTGTTGGATCGCTACTTTATGGTACGGGTAATAAGTATCTAAGACTGGTCCCCAGAAACGTTCTTCCCAATCGGGAGCAAGTTTATCCCCTTCCCCAGCTATCTTTGCGAGTGTGCCTGCAAGGCCCACACCAAAAGCATTCCATAGATCCATGGAATCTAAGAGGGTCAACCGTGGCATCATGTACCCTTTATACTGATAATGCCTACCACGAGTATTCAAATAATGCTGCTGCTCAACTTCATCTGTACGAGTAGCATATAAAAACGGATTACCATGTGCCCAGCCTGATGGCATAAACCGTGCGAGTTCGTCCATTTGCTGTTGTTCATTCTCATATGGATGCCGACGATCAGCACCAACACCTGGATCCACAAGCAGTGGGAGCGCATCTCGAAAAGTGTATTGCTGGTGAATACGCTTCATTTTAGACGTGCCCATCATAGCATCTTTAAGACCTTTGCCTGGACGAACAAAGGGTTCTGTCACTGCGGTTAATGCCTGTTTCATAGCGAGTTTATAAAAGCGATAAAACGGCATCACTTTCCAGAACCAGAAGCCCATCTCAAAGTCAGTGAGAGCGTGTTTCCAATCATAGAGCGCATCTTTCACTAATCGAGCAGCTTCTGCTGGTTTATGCCCCTGTTGGATCATATCCATGTATAAATTAGCTCGTTGACGCTGCTGGGTGTAAGTGGCAAACCAGCTAATATCATCCTGCCAATTACCCATTACTTTATGTAATTTGTCAGGAACCTCACCAAGGAGACCCCCTATTGTACGTCCCCCTAAAACCGTATGAAAATGGTTTAGCAAATCCTCACGAACCATTGTGTCCAGTACACCTTGTTCGATCATCTGGTCCATGACACGCTTATTGGGAATAACCTGCCCATGTTTTGTGACGAGAACTCCACCCGGTTCTCGCCAAACCTTCTGGGCTGCTGGATTAAGCAGTGCATTGCTAATGCTACCCAAGACTGGTGTACGCATCATGCCTGGTACATGTGTCTGGATCTGTTTTTCGATGCCTTTTTGGATTTTCCATAGATGCTTATTCCAGGAAGGTATACCTGCAAGAAGCTGAAAACTAGTCTTTGTAGCTTGTCCGATACCTTGCTCAAACCAGATCTGAGAAAAATCCCCAATGAAATTGTTATACCAGTATTTGGGCCGTGGGATTATGAGTCCAGTAATAATGGATGTTCGCCACAATCGACTAATGTTCCACTGTTTACCCCAATAGAAAATCTCTTCAGGTGTCCGTGCTCGTGCAAAGTTTTCCCCCATTTCCATGGTTACCTTTGCCATAGATGCATCGATCTCCGAAGCTATAGCATCCGGTGCGTGCATCATTCTTCCAGAATCATCTGCACCTGTTTCAATGAACTTGGTTAATCGAGTCATCTCCTTTCGGGTAGTCTTTGCGCTTTTTACTACTTCCTGAGAATATGGAATTCCATAACGATTCAGAACTCGCGCAACTTGAGTAATGCCCTTAGTAGGCATTTGCTGAAGAGTTGTTGGTTTATACTTGTATCCCTCTTCCCCTAATTCCATTTCTAGTTTTCTACCAAGACGGGGTTGGAGAGCAGGTTCTGTTACTTTGGCATATTCGTGCGAAAGGAAGAAGTTTAAATTCGTAGCTTCTTCTGGAGATATATATCCTTGAACAGCCCGTTCAAGTAGTGTATTGACCCGTCGTTGGATGGCTGCTTGCGATGCTGCTAACGCACCCATGGCAAGAGAGCGTGCTGGAATAGTTTCGGTTCTCACAATCTCATCGCCAACTTTGGTGATGTATGGGCCAACGGGTGTTGCATGTTTATAAGCTGCTTTTTGCGATCTACGCGCAGCAGTTTTTGCCGCTTCTTTTGGCCGTCTTAGAATAATCTTACCTGTATATTTACCCATACTTTCTGAGAAAGCTTTAAAAGTCTTAGCATTTCCCATAATGAGATCGTAAGCATGGAAATAGAAATCCATTGCTTCCGATGGAGCAATATTTACATTATGCGGTAAATGCATACGGGAAAGAGCAATGAGAGGATTGCCCCGTGTGAGTATACCCTCTACATCTGTCGCTATCTCGCTACTTGCTTTTGAAGCTTCATAGCGTATTCCCCCCCGCTTCACTTCTAGCTCATTGATATCTTTACTGATCTTACCAATTTTTTCATGGCGTTTAGTACCAGGTTTGGGAGAAGGTGGTTTCGCTCGTAGTAGTTCCCTTTGGTTTCTTTTTTTAGTGATTAATTCGTTTATACGTTTAAGCGCTCCGCTTAAGCCATCAATATTATCCTGGAGTTTGGTTGCTTTTGTATGTAGCGTTTTGAGGCGGGGATCTGTACGCATGTGTGAACGAGCATCTTCCCAGAATCCATGAAGACGGGTATGATCACCCCTCATTCCAAATCCTTCTCCATCTACATAACTATAAAGTTTATCGCGGAAGTATTGTGCTCGTTCACCTTCAGACATCTTTCGCGATTCTTTATCTGCGTATCTAGCAAGCCAATAGAACTCATCATCGAAACGATCTCGTAAGTGATGATCTGCTTTGAGAGCATCAAGAACTGCTTCAGATGTTTTACCGATTTCAGCTACTATTGGATCCGATGCTTGCTTTAGAGCTACCATCCTACGTTTAAAAGCATCCCCCCAGCTTGTGGACTTACCTAGATCTGGATCAAATTTAGCGAGGTCAAAAGCTTCAACAAAAGAGATTGCACCCGCATCAGGATGAACTTCTTTGCGTGCTCTTTCCAAATACTGAGGACTTTGCTGAAGTTTCCATACTTCATCAGAAGTCAATTTCATGCTTCTTATGCCATCTCGACTTTTCTTGAGTATCTGTAATAAGATATCGCCAGCCTCACCCCCCATTGTCCCTATCACATCAGTAGTACCTGGTAAGAAATATGGTCGAGCTACATGGCTTACTGCATCCCAGCCATAGGTTTGTCGGAGATGTGAATCGAATTTTTCTGGATTAATAATCCGTTCGCCCTGCTCCAGTTTACGCACAGTAGCCGACGATAGGATGTCCTCGAATTTTTTGGGGCCTTTGGGCAAGCGATGTTTGGCGGCATACCCGCGTCGAATATTCTTTGCAGCATTTCGAAATGCTTGTTTCCATCCATTTGCTATGGCGTTTTCTTTTATTAATTGAAGCCGTGTATTGATAAGATCCTGGAGTTTTTTTATCTCCGCTTTTGCAGGATCTTTTTTGAGCATTTTACGGTACGTCTTCTCGCTTTTCTTGGCTTTTTTCCCTGCTCGGGCAACTGCTTTTTCTAACTTCCTCTCTTTGGCTACAATCCATCCAAATTGTTCAGGAGTAATAAAACGAGATAATCCTGCTTCTTCTACCCACAACTTACGGATCATTTTTATACCCTCTTCATTGATCCCTGCATCTGTTTGAACGTATCTACCCGAAGAAGTAGCTCTACCCCCTACTGTTTGAGTTGGTCCATTGAGTTTTGATCCAATAATAGTAAGTTGCGCGTCAATTGCTTCTCTTGCTAGCTCTAGTTGTTTTTGTTTTGGTCCAACTTTATGGAGCTTCTTGGATATTTTTTGCATCCGTGAAAATACTGTTTCGACGTAGCTACCGTCTATCTCTACATATGGCTTTGTTAATCTAGCGGCATCTTGAGGGATCTGTTTTGCGTAATATATAGCTTGAGCTTTGTCATCCTCCCTAAATGCCTTCTTCTTTTTGAGTAGTTTCCTTACTGCCGTATCTAATGTTCCTAATTTTCCATCCCAATCAATATTAGCTCGTTTCAAGATAATTTTTAGATTATCTTCCATAGTGGCAAGACGCGTTGTTGTATTCAGAAATTCTTCTTCAGCAGCAGCATACGCATCAAGATCAGGCCCATGTTCTTCACGGATTTTAGCTAATTTCTTATCAACATCTGTGAGAGCCTCTTGATGTTTTGCTAATGCATTGGTCAATTCAGCGTATTCTTTAGAAACAGCCGCTTCACCTGTTCTATAGGATCTTAATACTTCTTCAGCGTGCATATGTTCAAGAGTATCGCGAAGAAACCGTGCTCTGCGGATAGATATTTGATGTTCTATGAATGTGGCACGTTGGAGAGGAGTTGCACCCCTCTTCGCTAATTCCTCTTCCATCTCTTTAATTGCTGTTTCTGTAGAACGGATATCTTCAGCATCTAAAAGTTGGCGAGAAGGGACATTTGCTGTACCTTTGAAAGTCTTGCTATCAACTACCGTTTCCCATTTATCACCTTTACGTGTATAAATAGCCCCAGTTGCTGTTTCGAACTGATCCCCTGGTCTTGTTACCGCTAAGATTTCTTTTTCTAATTTTACGTATTCCTTTTCAAGATCGGCCAGTGCCAATTCTTCACCCTTATCGTCTAGAATCCCTTTCTTCTTATAATATTCTTTGCGTCTAGTAAGGAATTGGACAACATTCTCAGCACTCGTAAGATGTTTACCTGGAAGTCGGTGCGGAGGTACATGCATACCCAGTTCTTTCGCCACTTCAGCAACAGCCATTTCTGATTTACGAACTGCTTCCGTATAGGCATCTGTCTGAAGAGTTACATCATTTAGAAAGCCGTTTACAATTGCATGATCTTTCTCAATGAGAGGTGCTATCCTTCGTCCGGTTTCACCAGATTCTTTGAGCTTTCTTATAGCCTCGCCCATTCCTAAGTTTTCTACGTCTAGCTGCAGCTTTTCAAGTAACTTTGGTAATAGAACCTGTTCCTTACGTATGGTTCTATATTCTGCAATTATCTTATTTAGTTTACCTGAACCAGCAAATAAAGCCGTAAGAGGATCCCCTCCCAGTACAGGGAGAAACTCACCCGACCACCCCAATCCTGCACCACCTCTCCTAAACCATTCTACAGAATCATCGCTAAGGTCCAGTGAACGTGCAAGATGGCCATAATAATCGGCCATGACATCAGCTAAAAGAACATGTTTCTGCATATTATCTAATAGGAATTTTACTTCTTCAGGATCTTCATACTGCCCCGCCATATTTCGGAGTATATTTTGTGTAGCACGGCCAACTAATTCGAGTCCTTTTCCTCGTGTTATTTCTCCGCGTTCATCCGTAACCCGAGGTAAAACCTTCTTAGCCATGTATTCAGAACCCATAGCCTCGTGTGTTCTCATCATACCGGCGTACCATGACGAAACAAACGTCGATGCCCATGCATCTAAGGGCCGTGCTCCTTGGTATTCACGAGCCGTTTCTGATTCATAGCGTACTGTAGCGGGCCACATCGAAGCCATGGGCATACCAATAACAGTTTGCCCAGAATTCAGAATTGCACGTCCTACTCCAGTCCAGAATACACCGCCTTCCTCTAACACTGATTCTACACTTACCATTCCTACTTCTTGCCCTTTCCAACTAAGCGCAAAACTTGGATCCCCAGGAAGCGGTTTTATGAATTCCCGTACTTCTTCTTCTGTGGGGTATCCCATCAATTTGGCAAAATTCGCGTTTTCATGCCATTCTGCGAACATCTCGCGATCTCGATCCCATTCCGAAGCCCCCCAGACAAGTCCTTTCCCACCTAATTTGGCTCTACGGACATCCAGTAAAGCTGCTCTGTGGGCGCGTTCGTTTACATCGTCACGGATAGCAATCTCAGCTTGTCTTTCTTCTTCCGTTTTTCCTACTTTTAATTTGCCCAAATCCTCAAAAACTACACCCCCGAATTCATGGTCTAAGATCCAAGCTTGATGGGCGACATATAAGTTTTTCTCAAATTCTTTCTCGTTAACTATTCCACCAGGACCAATTGGAATTGGTACATCGCCTGCAGCTATTGAAAGCCGCTCGCGGACAGCAGCTTCACCACTCTTCAGTTGTGCTTCGTAGCCACGACGTATAATCCCCTCAAACTCTTCTGGATCTTTTTGAGCAACATCTAATATAGACTTTTCCGGTATAAAAACGAATTCCTCATCCTTTGTGCGTCCTGCTATACCGCCCATTTCTGGTGTATAGTCTTCAGTACGAACTCGACGGAAATGCTTTTCTGGATCTTTTGCAGCTTCTTCGGAATCAACAGCAGACACCGCTGCTAATTTTCCCCTTGTCTCTGTCAAGATCTCCGACATCCTGTCTGTTTCATCTGAAGTTAAAGAATTCCAACCATCGTGGGTTATCCTATCCGCAAGATAGGTACCGCCTTCCTCGCCACTGATACGGAGCATATTTAGGATAGGACTCTCTGGGACCACTTTTTCAGGTTCTGCAGGTTCTACCGGCTTTACTAGTTTCTGGGGATCTACTCGGCTACCAGCATAGGGATAAGAGGCTGTGCCTGCCTCTACGTTCTTTACACCTTGTTCGGCTGTTTTATCAGCTATCCTTTTTATAATCGCTGCTGCTGCAGCAGGAGAGTCTTTAACTGCATTCATCACAGACAGCTTTACTCTAAAAGGCAATGTGGTATCTCTCCAAATTACTTTTTCCGATTCTCGGTTGTAAGCATCGCCTTTTACCCAGGTTTTACCTGTACTCCTTAGAGTCTTAGGGTCATACTGATCATGGAGTTCATCTGGACTGAATTCCATTCCATGGCCAAGATACATCTTGGTGTTCATTAGGCCCCATTTTCCCACATCGGAACCTGTAGGTTCCCACGTGAACTGAGCTTCTTCCTCTTCCGTACCTTTAGAATAGTCAGTGGGATCTGGTGCAACTTTACCTTGTGTTGGCATTAGTACGACCCCCAAGGCTTACCTGCCCATTCTTCATCTTCTTTTCTTTTCTTCTTCCGTTGTTCTGCTGCTGTTGTCGTACCCCATACATCACTTTGTAGTTCAGCCTTACGCCGCGCTGCTTCTTCAGCTTCAGTCTCTTTCCACTCTCGTTGCTGGGCTGTTTGCAATGCTATGTCTTCTTGTGCTTGCCCTTGTCTCATCCGTTTTGCGACATTTTCGTCTAGCTTTTCTTGCTCTACATCAGTCATTATCGGGTCTACAGTAGGATCGAGCTTACTTTTAAGGGCGTCTCTACGCTTCTGATCGTAGTAGACTCCAGGATCCCCGGCTACGATATCTCTTTCCTCGTCTCTAACTGTTCCAGCAGGTATTCTTGGGCGATATGGTGATACCAACTCGTCTAGATCTTCATCAGTAATCTTTAAACCTTCCTGATCAAATTTAGATTGAATGAAACTCTTGGCTTCTCGAAATGTCATACCGTCTATTTCTGAAGGATGGATAAAGAAAGGTAGTGACTGAGTATCTTCTTCCAAACGTGTGGTGCCAACCCGGAAACGGGGATCTGTTCCCATTGAAGTTTGCAGATCCTCTATTGCTTTAATGTCTGCAAGAGTTTGCCCTTCTCGGACATCCCCCATTCCTCGACTACCTATTAATTCACCCTGTTGGTTGTACCGGGAAGCTGCTCGACCCTGTTCCTGGACCCCCTTCCCTTCCCTAGTAATATCAGGAATGTCTAGATCTTCCAGGCTTTCAATATCTCTCGTTTCGTCATAAAGAGCGCCTTGTTTCTTCTGGCGAAATTCCTCTAAAAGTGGCTCTATTTTAAGGGGTTTGCCAGTTGCTCCGCTTACAAGCTCTTGGCCACTCTTATCCCCAGAAACGCGAACTGTTCTTCCTGACTTCCAGTCGTACCAATAAGCTATTCCATTACTTACATAGAGAGTTCCATTTATATCATCTATGACGATCCCCTCTCTATTGGTGTCGAACTCACGGTCATCTGCCCATTTATTGGCTCTACGGAAGATGTCCTGTGTGCTTTCGTCTGGTATTGCGGGTTTAGCATCAGCGGGCCGAGATGCTGCTTGCGCATCTGCTTCCGTGGGTTCACCCCTTGTTGTTTGCTCTCCCGTTTCCGTTTGTTCTTTACCGCTTTCGTCTTTTAGTTTATTTAATCCAGTCCCAGCCGCAGTTAAAAGACCACCAATATTTTCGCCCAGTTTCTTACCGTAGAAAAGCTCTTGGGGTTTTTTATCCCCCCTTCCATAACGTTTGTCATATGCTGCCGATCTACTTGCCGCCCCTTGTTTCTCCATATCTTCAGCCATCCAGCGGAACCGATCCTTATTTGGAACATTCTCCCATCCTTCTTGTTTGATTTTCTTTTGAACCATGGGATCGGCTAACAGGTAGTGAGCCATCTGCTGATAGGCAGGATCATTCTGATTTGCTTCATCGCCCATGCTTTTTACAAAATCAACTATATCTTCCTGTGTACCTGCCAAAGCTGCATTAAGCTGATCAAATAGGGTAGTCCCTCTAGTGGGTGCTCCCACGGCTGCACCAGTTGGGTCAGCGACTGGAGAGGGTACACCTTCGGGTGCCGTTACTCCTGGTAAGGGTACGCCTCCGGGTGCTGTTATTGCAGGAACCCCTACCGATGGCTCTCCGGGTTCTCCCGTTACCTCTTCTTCAGTACGAATCTCTATTTCAGTGGGAATTAATGCGTTTGGAGGTGGACGCACTGCTCCACTGTCATACTGAACCGGATTATTGTCAGCGTATTCTTCAGCCTGCAATAATTCAGGGCCGATAGACATAATTGCATCGTAGACTGATCTTCTCTGGTCTTCAGCTTCTCTTAGTGCTGCTTGATCTCTCTGATCGAGCATACTTACATCAACAGCATCCATTTGCGCATATGCATTTTCTATTATTTGTGTCTGTGTTGCATCCACTGATTCTCTGGTTTTTCTAACGGCGTCTGCACTCCTTATAGCCTCTAGAAGACTGGGATAGTGACCTCGGCCTGTTGTCAGGGGCTTTACCAGAAGCCCTCCTGGTTGCATTACTTTTTCATCTGATTCTGCGTAGAGTCCCAGTTCAGCCTTTAAATCGAAATTAAGACTACCTGCACGACTAGTATCCCAATGCTGTAGTTGGGCTATGATGAAGGCTGTCTCTTCAGCAGGGTATGCTTGAAGATCAGAATAAAGTTTCTGGAAAAAGCCTACTCGATCCTCTGACTTGAGAACAGGTGTGAATATCTCTTTTCCAGCAGCATCCGTAATTTTATCCCAACTTCCACGATAAGCTTCATAGCTTTGGAGGGTCGCCTTCATTTTGGAGTTCATGCCCTCCCCACGTGACCACGCTTCGAACGGTTCGTCCCAACCATTGCGTGCCCGTTGCTTTTTAGCTTCCTCCACTTCTGACATTCCCCGATCCATGGCTCTCTGTTGATCTTTATCTAATTTTGAATAGAGATCCCCTCTTATCTCTCCAGCGAATTCACCTAAGTCACCGTGTAGCTGGACAAACCATCTGTGGTATTCACGAGCAAAAGTCGATTCGTTCTTAACCATCTCCGCTTTTATTTTATCGCTCCCTTGTTTCAGTTTAAGCGCAGCAAGCTGATGCCTACGCCTTAGCTCTGTATCATCCTCTGGTGGAGGCGTGGGTTTGAAACCAAAAAGAGTAGCCACGTTCACCCCAAGTTTGGCTAAGATGGCGCGTCTTCTAGCCTGGGGAAATTCGTTTAGATACGCCTGTAGCTCAGGTGGTAACTGGGTAAGATCTACTGGTTCAGCCATAATTTATCCAGGAATTATTGGGGGTTCAGAGTAAGTGGGAGTAGGGGCGGGGGCGGGAGCAGTTGGTGTTGTTGCAGTGGGGCTTGCTGCCACTGATTCGGATACACCCCCCATACCTTGGGATAGCATTGAAGATACTATCGCTACCATTTGCATACTCTGGGCAAGCTCCGCATCACCCCTAGCAAAGAGAAGTGTTCGAAGATTCTGCTTTTTTAGGGCTGCTGCTTTATCCATAACTTCCTTGATACTCGCATAACCTGCAGCCAATTTTTCTTTGGTCGCTTCCCCTACTGTTTGCAGGGCTTGCCGCATTTTTCCACCTGGCCCCATTCGGCCCCCTTCTGCTTCAACCAATTCTCGAACGGCGGCTTGTTCTCCTGCAGCTATCTGTTCTTGGTAGTCGCTAAAAGTTTTATTAACATCAGTTTGTTCAGCTTTCCCTGTTGCTGCTGCCGCTTCGTCCGCTAGTCTTATTTGTTCAAGTTTTGATGCTGCAGTAATATTACCTCTGTCGGCCCTTCTCGTTAGTCTGCGTTCTTTTCCAGACATGTCCCCCAGACCCTTAGATTCGTAATGCTCCTCCATACCAGGATCTGGGGATGGATCCACCATTTTTTTAATCGCGCTTACATTTGCAGCCGCCATAGGATTAAGTGCTGCTAATCCTGCTTTTTTCCAATCAAGAGCCATGTTTTCTCCTATTTAAACCACAGAACTTTCATATTCCGTGTACGAATACGAAGCACCTGTGTACTTCCTACAAAGCAACCAAGCCAAGCTGTGTGCCAACCTTTGGTTCTTATGCCTGATCCGCCTGTGAACAACTTCTGCCCAGACCAGATACGGTCCCGATTGGTCATTCGATAATGCTCATCTGGCGCGGTACTATCGTCATAATATCCGCCTGTCGGGGCATATCGAATTTGCCCTGTGTACTCGTTAGAGTCGTAGAAAAAACGAATACTCTGCTCAGTATCCTCGCCAATATCTCCTGACTCCCGATTATCAGGAACTCCGCGCATTGAGTGGGGAGTTCCTGCTACTACAATTTGCCATGTACAGATTACGATACTAGCGTCAAATGGAAGATAGAATGTAGTTGATGCCCCTGGAATGGGGTCTACTTTATCAACTACATCTCCGGTATCGTCTGTTCCCTCGAACAACAGATTCTGATAATCGAGAATACCTGTTTGACCAGACATCCTAGAACCCCACATATTCCCTGCGCGAATATGTCTGGATCCTAGTGTCCAACTACCAGACTGGTGATCCGTATTAAGATTTCCATTAAGTACAGCTAGGGAATCCGTACTGTTATTACCCTCATAAAAATTCGTATTCACATCGCTTGGATCAAGGATTGAATTTGCAGTAAACTTTGTAAGATTTAGTGCCATTTAATGTGCCGTAAGTAATTTTTGAAAGGGGATAACAGCTAGGTCACACCCTGATAATCCGCACGTTCCATAGCCACTAAATAATGCTCCAGAAGGGGGTGTTGCCGCAACAACAGCTATATGGACCTTTACTGTCTGTAGAGATCCATCAATAACATCAGATGCTGTGATGACATGTCGAATAGCAATATCCGCCATTTTCCACTGCTTGTCTGCAGCACCTAGTGAAGTAGGAACATGATTGTACCAACTCAACTCTGAGTCTGCAAAACGTTCAGATCCTATTAAAAACCTCTTATTACCCGAAGAATCCGTTACCGATATCCTAAAGATAGCGTGGATATCATGCAATCCTTCTTGATTTTCTGTTTGCCATAATTTCTTTATGTGGCCGTTAAACATTACCAGAACGCCATCTAAAGCTGTTTTAATTCCCCCTGTCTGTAGAACAATGGGATCGGTTTTATTGTACATAAAATCAGCAGCAGAAGTCGTACCTCCACCATTACTATTAATCTCACTCCATGCATTTACAGAAGCTTCGTCGTAATCTGGATTATATGGAGAATCGAGAACGGTATACGCATGATCTACTCCATAAATAGTTGCTTCCCCCGCAACACCCACTACACTAGGGAGATGCTCACGAGTAAGAGCTTCTACCATTACATCCCCTGGACCAATATCATTTACCAGGTCTTCTACTGCTGTAAAATTATCATTAATACCTTCTGCAGTAATTGAATCTCCATCCTGTATTGATAGCCAAGTGCTCATCGCATCTCCAAGACAATTAGTGTACGGGATCCTATCCACATAGTCAGAGACTCAGAGTTAGCTGAAGCCGAGAGAGAAGAAATCTGAGTATTATAAAAAGGATCATTGGCTACACGAGCTTTCAGTGTGAGTGTATGTGATCCTGCTGCTAATGATGTAATTGTATCGACTACCACCCCATTCGCATAATGAGCAAGACCTTCACCTGTATGATCATTGGATTTTTCTAGGCTCCCTGTAATCGTTTCTGGAATAACAGAACCGTCAACTGCAAGAGCACATTGGATTCCCGGATGTGGCCATACATCTTCGCCTGAACCACCGAATAAAGATGAAGCAGAAAAGGTTGAATCACGAACTGTGCATAGTTGAAAAGAAGCCTGAATCCAAGCAACACAGTTATCCGTAGTAACTGTAATCGACATATCATCTACATCTTGCCATGTCTGAGACTGCTCAATAATGAAAGCATCAGTAGGTTCACGAGTAGGGGTATTCCCTAATACAAGCCCACCTTCTCCTACAGTATGTACGAAGCCATGATCAACAGTTTGTCTGGTGTAATGCATCGATAATACGCAATCATTATCGAGTCCTGCTCCATATGTCTCTGCTCCAAAAGCTTCGGCTTTGAAATTATGCTCGTTAAGTTTACCCTGTACTTCATTTAAACTCGGGTAAAAATTCTCATTGATCTCTTCTGGATCTACAGCTTCATCAGAAGAAAATCGCCGTTTGGGGAATATGTGTGCCATTACTTCTCCTACGAGATTCTACTACCAAACCCACCTAATTTGGGTTCTTCGTCAATAGTCATACCTATAAACTCAACTCGATTCGTTGCTATGATAACAATTTTATAGACTTCACAACTTGGAATATCGATATCAATTCTTTTCCAATAGGGGCGTCGTGCTGTGTACTCCGCGTCACTTTCATCCCAGCGTGTCGTATCCCACAATGCTGGAAGATCTTCTTCTAGAACTAAAGTTCCTGAAGTAGTATCGGAATAAATGGGGGTACTTCTCTCTCGCCAATCTCGGTATACTTTTATAGTTACTGAACCTTCATATGTTTCTCTAAAAGCAATGTAAATGGTTTTAACGGATCTCTTTTCCTTTGATTTCATCCACGAAATCCAACTAGTTTCCAATCGAGCAATCGGAAAAGCTGCCTGAGCATCTTCTACACCATGATCGAGTAACCATACACCTTCTGTCGAAGTTGCTAAAGAAGCGTCATTGAACTGGCTTGCAGTTTCTGTGAATATCTCTGCTTTGCCCCCGCCAAGCATATATCTACGATGATCTCGGGTCACGCATACACAATGAAGCCTTTCGTGTTTCCGTCTACGCCATCCTACGCCATCCCACACTAACGCAAGTACATTATCTTCTGCTCCGTCAATGGGTAACCAACATCGATATTCTTGGGATCTAGAATCGACAGCGGCACATGCTCTAAGAGCGCGGCCCCAATTAATACGTTGGATTGTAGGATGTATGATCTTACTAATGTGAGTAAGTGATCCTTCTTTATAGCTATAGAATCCATCGCGACTAAGCCAGATAACAGAACCATCATTCATCGTACCAAAACTCGATGGAGCTATACATCCAACTGTTGTACTGAGTGTAGCAGCCCGAAAGCCTCGGCCATCATTCGATCTCGCGATCAAATACGCCGAAGATTCAGTCATGGCTAAAAGCCCTTCAGGAACAGTCCAAAGACCTGTTAATTCATTCCCATTGGGATCTGGGTACATGACGCTTCCACTTTCAAAAGTGCCATATCGACCTGGAATTGAATACATTAATAATCCAGGATCTGAGTATGTATTCCCTACCCAGAGTCGGCCAAAAGCTGTTTTGCAAAGTTTAAATAGGGGTACAGCTTGAACATCTCTGGGTTCCGTTAACAACCATGAATCTGGGATATTATCAGGAAGTCGATTTGAGATGTTATCTGGGATCGTAGCAAAAGCACTAATAGCAGCACCTGCTCCAACATTACCTGATACGTGGAAAAGTTTCGCAGTGCCCGAATTAACCTGATCCCGAGTACGGAGAAAATTGCGACCAACTGTACCTTCTGGTCCTGTATCTATATTGGCCCAAGCAAAGGTTTTACCGAGTTGGTCTACTGTTACTGCAATGAGTTCGCCGGTTATCGCAGAATCTTCTTTGTAGTGCCCAACGGCCTGCATATCTACAGAAATCTCGTTAGAGCGTGCTGAGATAGGAGACAGATTTCCAAAATAATCAATCCACTGGACTGCTCCTTGCCAGATACCTTTGAGGATTCGATCTCCCCCTTCATCTGTAGTGGATGCCTCTTGATATTGGAATGTTCCGATTCGACCCATGCCATAATCTTTGAAGATGCCCTTATTCCCAGTTCCAAGCTGATCAACAGAGTATCCAGATTCATTCGGCCCCAGGCCATTTGTCTTATTGTATCCGGCTGCAGGATTTACCGTTTCAGGGCCATAACCAGTAGGTGGAGACGGTGTTGTATTATAGCCAAGTGGAAGAATCGTATCCCCATCATAGAAATACGCTCGTTCATACGGTTGAGGAACGATGATAATACCCGTAGGTGTCGCTTCAAACTGACATGGGAATGCGGGTTGCCCATCCGTAGAAAGATTAACTTCTATATCTGGGCTGGATGATGCTGGTCCGATCAATGTTTTCCAGGCATTTATTGTCCCTGTTTTCCAGCCTTGGTGGACTTTTATCTCATCTCCATCCTGAATGAGAAGAATGTCTCTTGATCTGCGCATCAATAACGCATGGAATATTCCGGTAATCTTACCCGTATACTCAAAAGCCTTTATAACATCGGGTGAGAAAGTAATACCCTTATCCGCGTCCGCACGAGGAACATAGGGAGTCGGACCTTCGATTGAAGTAAGCGTACCTTGTGGAGTAGATACGAAATTCTTAATCTCACTCGCGATCTGCTCTGGAAGTATTAATTGCCCAGATTCGGACCGAAGAATGAGAGGTTCAGTAGTATATCGGAACCGTTGGTCAGCCATACTATAGCCCCTCTCATTCGATTAAACTGCTACAGCGTGGAAACGCTGTTTATGCGAATATAGAGCTTTCTCGTAGATATAGCTCTTATCACACTCATCGCAGACAAAACTCTTATTCGTTTTTTCTGTTGCTGCTTTAACAGCTTCTGCAACGGTTTCTTCTTCTAAGATATCCATAGCTGATTCAACAATATCACCAGCTTCGATCTCTTCTTCCTCCTCGTTTAGAATCTCAACTACTCTTTGAGCAATACGTTCAATCAGTTCACCATTTATATCGGTAGTTACCGCATATACAGGATCCCAATTTTTTAGATGGCTATTAGATTGATTAATGGTTTCTGGAGCTTGTCCGGGAATAAGAAACAAGGCTTCCCAGACATCCTCTCCTCGAAGTGAGATACTGCTAATGGTAGCAATTTCTATGACTCCATTATCGCGAGTACGAGTATAAAAAAGAACATTGGGATCGGGAGGGGTTTGAAAAATATGCATTATTCTGTATACCTGACACGCGTTTCACGAGATTGTTTTCCAATTCTAGCCGCCCTTTTGGTTGGCCGTAATCGAGTAAGATTCCCGAAGCGTTTGGTTAAAGTTTGGAGGATGTCACCATATCGTTGAGTGGCTAATGCTGACACTTCATGATTACCCTGTAATTCATATAGAAGTGAAAGAGCACGTTGGATGATTAAATCAACACCCTCTTCATGGATACGGGGAGCATCGTGATCATGTACAAGTGGTTGAGGCCGTCGTAATACTCGTAAATCGACTTCATAACTAGCATCTGGATTGGGCCACATACGGATTGATTGATATCCGTGGACTTCTTTCAATCGGCGGTAGTAGTCAGGAATAACACTACCATTATGGGTATATATTTCCTCAGATCCATCTACTTCTTCTAGTAGAAAGAAGATTTCAGGTGTTTCAATGGTTGGAGAACCAACAGGTTGATCTGAGTACGCTTCATACCGACGAACATAAATTCGTTTTTTTATACCGGAATGTGTAGACCGTGTGGGAGTTAAGAGAGAACTTCCCACTAATTCTTTATAGAAATTCAATGCATGATCGATATTAGGGAGAGTTACTGTAATGATTTGAGTAGATGATATCTTCTGATGAAGCTGATCCATCTCAACTTTAGCACTAATGGGTGATGGGGCACTTTCCCACAATGGTTCATAATGCCCTTGGGGTGATTGAAGTTCTGATTCTCTCTTTCCCCATACATAGGTGAAACAGTAGTCGAAGACTCCTGCGGGTTCTGGCCCCAACCAATCCTCACCTCCATGATCGGTTTTAATTGCTGCTATAGGAGCAGTATTGGGAGCGTCGATCTGGCGGTGGCTCCCCCGAAAAATCACATGGGGCCGACCATTTGTACTGCCCTTATAATCTAGATATTCATATCGTTCCATGTCGTGCTGTGTCGCTACATCCATCTGATAATGGGTATCGGACCACAATCGAGCAGAACGGATCTCACTCACATCGGCTGGTAGATAGTAATGCGGAGTAAAGATCCGATAAGTCATTCCAGTATCGGTACTGTTTGGCCATGGGACATCAATAGTAACGTAGTCAACTGTGTCTATACCGAAAGTTAAGCTACCTTCAACCGTCCAAAACTCACGACAACGGCGACGTAGAACAGTACCGTCTGACTGAGTTACCTCAATCATTCGTCCATCCCAAGTTCCGTCTGTTACCCACGTATTCGTGATCGTTGTCCCTACTGGATAAGATCTCTTCAATACATACGTATCAGAAGAATCGACAGCAAGAACATCAGTAGCTTCACCTGTATTAGAAACTACATCGGATTGAGTGATGATCCGTGCTTCATTCTCAAAAAACAAAAATGGGGCCTCCAGAGATAAGATCTGGTAGGCCCGATTTATGAGGCGATCCACACGTGCCTTGAACTCGGAAGACTGGCTGGGATTCCAATCTACCTGTTCAAGAACACGAGTACGGATTTCACCTTTATTCACTATTTAACCTAGGCAGTTGATCATGCAGGTTGCCAAAGCCGCAGCAGCCGCATCCTCAGTCGCCCAGCCAAAATCGCAAGAGAACTCTTGAGCAGCACTGAGAGCCGACGATTCCATTGCGGTACCCGCAACAGATCCATCAGCACAGATTGATTCATTGACATCAATCGTTCCAGTACCAGCCAAAACTTCAGCAATACCCTTCTTTTGGATGAAACCATAGGAACCAGCAGCAATTGCGTGCTGAGCGACTCCCAAGATACGATATGCAGGAACGACACCAGCCGTAGACTTAACACCATCGTATGTTGTGGTCGCTGCATCTCGCATGACTACAGTACCTTGGGCAAAAGCAGCCGAAGCTTCGTCATTATAGACGTAGACCCAGACTTTTTCGCCCTGATCATCACCTGAAGCAGGTTCGTGATACTCGAAACCGAGCGGTAGGACTTGAGTAGTGCCCGTATCAGTAACGGCAATACCCATTGTTCTTGTACTAGACATAATAAACCTCCTTAAGAGACAGCAGTGCCGGCGACGACACCATTAGCGTTGAGGCGATCACAGTACATCTGCATTGAGAGAACGATTTCCCATTCCCATGCGTCTTGTCCTGGTACTTTCACGGGACCACGGAAGGCAAAGTCTCCCTTGGTTTCCATTCCAGTATCCTCACCCTGAGTATAAATATGCCAAGAATCAGTCTTGAGGTAGTAAATACATCCTTTACTAGCTGCTGCAGAACCATCAAATTGAGACAACGTTGTATCCAAATCTGGCTCAACATAGAACTCAGCTTCTTGGAACATCAGACCTTGCCTTACAGCCTTGCCTGATTCGCCCTTGAAGGAAGTGGCATAACGAACCTGATCATCAAGGTCATCGTAGTAGTTATTGTAACTAGCGATGTCACCAATCATCAGATCTACTGGACCACCCTGTTTTCCCTGCAGAGAAGCATCCCAATAAACTCGTCGCATCTGCTTACGACCGTTGGTCGCAAAGGAAGACACAACTTGGTATTGGTTGTACCAACCTGTGGTATTGCTTTTCGTGATTCCCAAGACTACATCAGTCTGAGAACCTGGAGCAACGAAGTCCAGAACACCATTAACAGCCGTTCCTTGTGGATCGAACGTGGTGTTACCATTCAACGTCAACATACCTTCGACATTGTTGGTGCTACCGTTACCATTGACAATCTGGCTAACGATATATTCGTGGAATTCCATGAGAGCAGCTTCAGGATAAACCTTGATCAATCGAGCGATTGCGGTTTCACCGGAGGCTTCAGCCAAGTCCTTTCCAGGAATGATGAAAGAATAGACCATACGGGGGCAATAAATCTGCCCGCGAGTTCCGACAGTTCGACGGGTTGAAGCATAGACTTCTGAACCTGTTTCGATCCGCGTCACTTTACCAGGACCGTTGGTTACAACGGGGAATTCCAGGTAAGGTCCACCTTGGGTTCCTTTCTCAATATTGCCCTTAAGAAGAACCTTATCGAGAATGGGGTGATGTTGGTAAAATTGTTCTGTCCACTTTGGGATCAACTTCTGAGTTGCAAAGTTTAGAACATCAGCGTTGGTAGGCATGTAATATGTCCTCTAAAAAAATTAAGACCGCTGCTGTTTAGCCCATAAAAGAGCTTCTTGTGCAGCCGACGTTCGTGCTTGACGATTGGAGTTAGCGTATCGCGTCTGTGCGCTTGGAACACTAGCGGGATTATTCCGTTCTGCAGCACCAGATGTAATTTGAGCACCCGGTCGAGGAACACGGGGACCATTGTTCTTACCCAATTTCAACATCGCGTGTTCAATAGCGACTTGGGGGGGAACACCCTTTTCCCTCAACTCTTTTGCCAAATTTACAAACGATTCGTCACGTCCTACCAGCTTAACCGCAATTTCGGGATCCCAGTCCGCATCGAGTAGACCCATAAGTTCAGCGCGTTTTTCATCGCTGTCAAAGATTTCAGCGTTTTCAGTTTTAAAACGCTCTGCATATTGATCTGCCTGTGCCTCGATATCCTTCTCTACCATTTGCCTATAACGATCATATTCGGATTGAAGTGTAGTAAACTTCCCCTCATATGCCTCGTTAGCAGTGGTAAGTTCAGCGATTCGCGGATCTTCCGCTCCCTGCAGTAATTCCTGAAGAAGATTTCGCTCTTCTTCAATACTACCGTATCTCAGATCATTTGCTTCTTTTGTACTGGTCCACTCATCACGTTCTGTTTCGAACGTTTTGCGTTGATCTGATAAATCTTGAAACTTTTTGGTATACCCGCTTTCTAACTGACGATGCAGAAAACTAACAGGCTCCTTAAGTATAGGAGGTAACAGATCTAAATTGCCATCCCAGGCTGAAGGATCGAAATCCCCCAAACCATTATCTTGCGGTGTCTGAACAGATGTGTCCATAACCTCTGATGCTGGAACAGAAGCTACCGCTTCATTCCCAGCAGGCGCAGTTTCCGTCACTGACCCAGACGGCTGGCTAGACTCCACAGAAGTAGGCGCAGGAGTAGATACCTCTGGCGTACTCTCGGGGCTGGTCTGAACTTCACTCATGCTACTGCTTCCTTTTTACTTTTAGCTTTAGATTTTCGTTTTTTGTCTTCATCCATTGCTCCGCGTACTGCGATGATTAAAGCCGATTTTCCTGGAGGTCCACCAGGATTACCAGGATTAGGGGGCATCTCTCCCGGTACCCCCGGTGGTAATCCCATTTCTCCTCCCCCCTCTTCCACTGGGGGTAATTCTTCATCCATCATCGGTTCTTCTGCTGGTGGTTTTGTAGAGATTACAAATCCCCCAGCATCCAAAGCATTTATAATTTCATCTGCTGTAGGATTATCGGAAGCTAGAACTCCTTCAATAATCTCATTTGGATATGGTTGGCCGCCTTCAGGCATTAGGCTATCCCCTCTGGTGTTCGAAGATCTTGTTGATTTATTAAAGCTTGTCGTGCTGCTTGTAACCGTTCTTCGGCTGGAGTCGAAGCAGCAATAGTTTCTTGTGTTGCAGTTTGGGGTAGTAGTGTTTCTTCTGCTGGCAGTGACTCTTTCTTATCCCCAAAAACAGAAAATTGGGAAAGCCGTAAGTTAGGCAAAAGCTCTGCAACCCTACTTACAGCTTCCTGAAGTATATTGTCGTTCGCCAGTGGTGGAGGATTTATGATCGCCACATCTTCTCCAAGATAGAATATTCTTACTTATTTATGGGGGGTTTTGTCAAGTTTCCTGCAGCAGTTTTATGTTTTTTAGCTTCCACGTTCCAATGCGCCATATCTTTAAAGCCCTTCTTCTGAACTGCTTTATCTGCTCGATCCTGTAAATTAGCTCGCATATGCCGATCTTCTGTAGATCCTGTCGTTATTTCAGAAACATTTGGATGGGCTTTTAACCAATCTCGTTTTTCTTTATTTGTAGAAAATGTTCTGCCCAATTGAGAGGAACGTTCCGCATTTGCCCAGATAATTCCACTAGAACGGGGCATGATCGGTTTCATCTTTGCTGGTTTCAAGCATTCGGGACAGGTATTTCTTTCTTCGGAAGAACAAATAACGTCTTCTATTAACCCACAATCAGAGCATTGAATATCATAGAGAGGCATGGCTTATGTTATGTTCCTAACGGCATCCATCTTAGCCCTCGAAAGTAGTTCGGTTCGGGTTGGCTCTTCAACAGGTGCTATGTTTTGTGTAGCCTGTTCCCCGCTTTGTTTTAATTCTGCAAGATAATCTGATGTTCCAGATTATTCCATTGCTTTTGGTAAGCCCATAACTACATTTTTACCTACACCTTTGGCGAGTGCTCCAATACCAGGTGCGGCTGCTGGGGCTGCTGCTACTGTTCCGGCTCCTACTGCTCCTGCTGCTGGTACTGCTGCTGCCGCTGCTGCTGGTACTGCTGCTGCCGCTGCTGCTGGAACGGCGGCTGCTGCTGCTGGGGCTGCTATAAGGGGGGCAAGAATAGCGAACATTTATACTCCTGGTGCTGGGTGGCCTGCGCCACCTGCCATTGCATCCATTGCACCCACAGGAACTTCAGAAGCTCCTGCAGGCATTCCACCTGTAGCGATTGTATCCTGTGGACCGGCAGAACCCATAGCTGACGGATCTATATTCTCAACCTCGGCCATTTTTTCACTCATCTGAGATTGTTGCAATTGTTCTGCCATTGCCTGTTCTTTTGCTGCTGCAGCTTGTTCTTCAGAAACCATAACATCAGATCCAAGATCTAGAAGATCTACAAGATGAAACATGACTTTCCTATTATCCACATGCTCTGATTGCATCAGAAGTTCCATGAACTGTGTCATCTTCTTAATCTGAGCAGTTTTACTATTCTCTGTTGGGCTATAGGGTATAACTTCAAAATCCACTTCTAATGGTTCTTCTATAGTTTTCCCCTGTTTACGGAGTTCTTCTGCTTTCTGTGGATTACGACTCTGAAGATGCTTACGTGCAACTGTAATAGCATCCTTGTCACCTGTGACACGAACAGGGATTTCTGTTTCGTGATCTAGGAATTCTTCGTAGAGTCCGATTATACACTCTGCCATATGTCGAATAACATCGTTAATAAGCTTGGTTCTACGGCCCAGACGAGTACGCATAGCTGAATCAACAAGAGCCAATTCAGTTGCTACTTCTGAAGAACCAGCAACTCCACGAGCATAGTCAGGAATGCCCAAGACAAATTGGATCGTATTCTCAATCCGATCACGGATATCTGCAAATTCTGGGAGGAGCGAAGAAGTTGGCGTCTGTCCAATAATATCACCAAGTCCTGCTGCATTCTTACCCATCAAACGGACGACATCTCCGGGGCTTGTAGCAGTTGCAACTTGATCTACGAAATCTTCTGGATCATCGCACATACCTTCATTCACGATTGTAACAGGGATACTTGCTTGGGCATGGCGCAGTTCTAATGTGTCAAGTTCATTAAGACGACGCTGTTGCCGTTCTACAAGTTGACTATCTGCGAGTCCACCAATGTCTGCTAGATTTTCATTAAAAACCAGCATTGAAAAGGGGTTTTTAACGAACACATAAGGAAGATCACCCTCGAATAGCGGTTCCTTTTCTCCCTGTAGCATGTGGTAGTATCGTTCAGTTGTGAAGTCGTAAACCTCGTAGACAGTGACCCATTCGAACACATCCTGGATTTCTTTGTTCATAGATGCGGAGGTTTGCTCTCTGTCTTGGAGCCACTTCGGGAAGCTTCCGAATCTCGCTTTTTTGACAATTGCAGGATCGTATTGAGAGGTTCGACCTCGTTTCTTTTGTTTCCTCCCAGCGCGGGCGAAAAACTCTGCCTTGGTAAGTGTTGTTACTTCGATTGCATAACGAATGTCGTCCCAACGCGACACGCTCATGTCGAAGAAGAAATAACGAGGATCTAAGACTACGAAGTCTGGTCGATTGCGTGCAAAATTCCATACGCATTTTAAGAGTGCCCTTGGGTAGACAGATGCCATCGTTGCCAATTTCCATAGCGTTTGATGGGCTTTTGTTCGATAGAGAATGTCATTGACAAGAGCTTCTCGGTAACGAGCAGCAAGCATTGTTTCTTCATCTTGCTTACGCGGATTACAGGTCACTCGTGGTGTCGGAGGCGTAACGCTGGCAACCATCGTATCGCAGAATGGATAGAGATAATTGTTCTCGATCAGGAGAGCATCATTGGTTGTACTGCTATCTCCCCAATATTCGGAACGATACCAGGCACGCCACTTATCCCAAGTAGAATGCTCTTTATTTGCCCTAGAAACATGGGCATCAATAATCGCTGTGATTGTTTTCGGATCCAGAGCCATTAGTATTTTCGTCCCTTCGCTGCTTTCCGTTGGCCTTTTTCGGCTCTTGCCTTATCTGCTTGAATTCTTTTCTTGGCGGCTCTGGCTTTGAGCCTCGCTGCTCTCACTGGCTTGTTTTTCTGTTCTGCTTTTTCTGCTTTGGCAGTGAGTTTTTTGGCTTTATGTTTTTTTACTGCAGATTTGGCTATATCTGGCTGCACACTGGCTTTATGCGCCAATGCACGTTTTCCGACACCTTTTAGTTTTTTCTGCAGCCCTGCTGTTTTACTATCGCTTTTATCCGATTCCAGAAATCTCCTAGCTTTCATCGTTTTCTTTTCTGCTTTTTTCTTTTTTCGGGCTGCTTTACGAGGCTTTCCCGCTTCTTCTGCTTTTTCTGCTTTTTGGGAGGCTCTCTCTGCCTTCGCTGTTTGTACAGATGCTCGTCTTTCTCTCTTCTGCTCTGCAAGAGCCATTCTAGTAGCTTGACCCGTTGTCAGAAACTTCTGTTTTTTACCTCCGGTACTTCTCATAATATCTCCTAGAGCCAGTAACGTTTCCGCACTTTTCGACGGTTAAACATCTCAGTTTTCTCATTATACGTATATGGACGAAGTTCGATAACATTTTCTCCGTTAGCATCCCTATTGGGCTTGTATCTACGTGGAGCATATCGAGCACCTACAATTGCCATTTGAAGCGCACTAACTTTATCCCAATGGTGCCGATCTCGACGTTTTCGATTGGTTTGCCCACGGACAATCTCACTTGCTGCGCTTTCTTCGATTCGCTTATCATTCTTGTAACTCATCAACTGCTCAATTGTATCTTCGTCATTCAATTCCAAATCATCGAGTAGAGCATCAATCAACCAGCCCAAAGTTTGGTCGAGTGACTTGGCTGTTGATGTGAATCCAGGTCGCTGTCTCTTTTCAAAGAAAATACGTGGATACTCCCATTCACGAAGAAGAGAGAGTACGCCTTGCCCGACACCATTGGATTCAACAACAATAGTCGCATTGTTGTATTTTAAACCTGTTTTCATCAGTTTTTGAGAAAATGCCAGGGGTTCTCTGTGCTCTGCAAACGTAGCAACCTGTGTCCATTCGCCATCATAGACTTTTAGCACTTGGAAAGATGCATGGTCACGGGAGGCGTGCCCACAAGGATCAACACCAATAACGTAAACCGCATCTGACTCTGGTTGCTCATATTCCATATATGGGCCTCGCCATCGAACATTCTCTTTTTCACGGTGTCTTTCGAGAGCCTGTCCCGGAATTGCCGCCTGCGCAGCGAGTACCCAGCAACTAATGTCATCATAGGGATAAAAAACGCCAAATAGCTCTGGTTTACGTCTTAATTCCGCATCTGTCGTCAACATGAACCGACGAAACGCAAGATTCTCTTTTGTCAGCCCAGTAGACTGGTATCGACTGAGAAGATTGATTTCTTCATTCTCTAGAACCCAATCGTCTTGCCAAATTCTGCGATTGAGTTTTCCATCCCAAAAAGGGAAGAATTTATATAAATGGCGTCCTGTACCCTTCTTTGCTTCCAAACAGTGCTCATGCCAATCGCTTCGGGCCTCCCAAGGCGTACATTCAAATATAGCGAGTGCCTTGTCCCTATTAATAAGGGATGGCCAGATTAAGAACATTGATCCAGCGAAATCCGCCCAGAACGCACACTCTGAAGCGTGGAAAGAGTCAGGAGATTGACCGATACCAACTGCCCCGGATTCAGCCGACAAGATACGCATTTTGCCGCCTTCTGATGGGCGAAACGTAAGCTGCCTACTCTCACGCGAAGTAACGGTACGACTCCTTACCTGTCTGGGCCAATTCTCGTGTAGGTAATGGACCCTTCTGTGCAAATACTCTGCACGATCACTATTGTCCGCAATACAAACGTGGTCCCATCCAGGGTTGTATGCAGCCTTTGGATAACAGGCATATTCGGATGTGAGACTCTTTCCCATCTGCCGTGCAGTAAGTAAGGTAAGAAATCGAGTCTGACTGTCTGCTGTTATCGGTGGATTCGTGAAATACTTCAGAATTTCCGTCTGCATGTTGTGAGTAATGCGTGTCGGGTCGTAAGGAACGAACTGACTCGTTTTCTGGTCATGCACCTGTCCCAGTTTCAATAAGGATTTCTCTGGTGCCCGTAGGAAATCCAGTATCTGCTGGGGAGTCGCTTTACTCACGAATGAAGTCACGTGGGTGGTATGTTCTCTCAGGAAACTCTTGTTTTATGTTCTGTCCCTGAAAGTAGGGATCATCCCCTGCCGCTGATTGAGTAGCTTCTTCTTGTGCTGCCTCGTCTGCAATAGCAGCACTGTTAAGTTTCATTAAATGTGCGGCAGCTTGGCGGATTTGTGGGTCTGCTATTCGTACCTTTCCTGCGGCTATTAAAGATAAGATATCTTCGGATGAACTCCATTCAGGAAGCCCCATACTTTTATTCCATTCTCGGGTAGCGTCCATTGCTGCCCGCCCAGATGCCTTCGCTTTATCGTATTTCTTCGACCAATCACCTGCCATTTTTCCCCAAGTCTTATGGGCTTCTTCTGGTGTTTCACCACCTATGGCACTCTGAACTGTTTTCGCGCCAGCAGGAAGAGCTTGAACATCTGCCTCAGGCAGAGCTTCTCGCTGAACATCAGTAAGTTGTTCTTCCTCGTCCGGGAGAGGCGGATCGCCCACATATCCAATCGCTTCGCGTCTTATTCCGTGCGTGCGTGGATCTCTTGGTCCGCTCCTTAATTCTTTATCTGCAGATCGAACTGCATCCATACGGGTTTGATTTCCATATTGTTCTTCTGTGGCCATAGTAGTCTCCTTAGCGACCTTTCAGTTGCGTATAGAATTCGTGACTGAGAGTCCCATCTTGGTAAAGTTCTTCAATATCTTGGGGTGTTAACTGTGCTGCCGCTTCGGGAGCAACATGGTAATCATAAAGAGGTGCTTCCTGATTCTGGGCAATAAATCGAAGGGTCTTTGGAATTGCCGTATCGTCGGCATCTCCCAGTTCCTTAAGAACTTCGTGCCCGACCATCAACCCACCTGTAACTATACCAAACAAGGCCATTCCGCCCGATATTCCTCCAGCCGCTTTGGACACCCCTGTCATTAGGTCTGAAGCCATTGCTGACAAGTTTTTAAGTTCTTGAGACTTATCCATTGCCCCCACCATAGCCTTGGCCCATTTTTTGTATGCTGGACTAACTGCTATAGCTTTTCTAGTAGCCTCCATTTCACGTCTTGCTGTACCGATGCTCTCCCAGGCAGTATCAACTACCGATGGAGGGTCCCACCCACGAAATCTATATGGGAGCGAACCCGTTTTTAAAGCAGAGAATCCCTTCTTCTTACTCATATCCTCCATTTTCCTGAACTGCTTTATAGCTTTATCGTATGGTTCCCTTGCTTTCTTAAAATCTTTGTCTTGGAGCAGGGATTCTCTACCCTTTATTTTAGACCTATGTGCCGCCATTTCTTGGTTCGCGAGAGTTCCAGCTTCTCTTGCTGTTTGACGGCCCGTTATAGGATCTGGTGCCATGTCCACTGTTTGTTGGGGTTGCATGGCCATACCAAGAGGTATTCCAATAGATTCAACCGCTCTGATACCTTGGGATTTGACCTTATCTACAATGCTTTTTTGTAAGCGTCGTTGCTGTTGATCTTCCAATGCTTCGGAAGCTGCTTCTTGCCCTGTTGAAAATCGTTCTGCTGGAACTGTTTCCAATGGAGGATAACTACTGAAATCTTCAGGACTAGGAGCCGCAGCCAACTCTTCTCGGGCTTCCTGCACAGCTTGTCGCCGTTGCTGCGGATAACTGGGAGGTGGTTCCTCTGGAGGTGGTTTTGGTTTTTCGTCTGGGTCTAAGGATCCAAATCTAGCCATGGTAGTCTCCTATTTATCTTTTTTAGTGGTTGCAGCAGCAAGTTTGTCTTTGCGCTGTTCGTCGTCGCCTATAGCTCCCCGCACAGCCGCCAGAATTGCATCACGATTATCACGGAAAGCTTGGATATTCTCTCTAGGAAAAGTACCTTCTTTGATATCTTTTGCCAGCAGGAATGGTCCTGCTGAAAGCTGTTCCCACCCACGGACTGCCACGTCTTCCATCCCCTCTGCCATAGCCCCAGCTTGCGCTGTCTGTTCTTCATTCCATTTACGAATGGCTTCTTTGGCTTCACCTAGGGTCATTAGACTTCGGCCTCCATGAACTCGAATATATCAATATCTGAGGTGTCTTGGGGAAGATTTATGACTTCGGGCTTCTCCTCGATCTCTTTGGGTGTCTCTGTGGCCGTTGTATCCAATACTTGTGTCGCTTCTTTTGTTGCGCCTGCAATCTGAACGAGGTTTGTGATAAAGTTGACGCCGCTGTCCGCAGTCACTTGCTGTGCTTGCACACAAGTGTACATGAGTTCAGCCCACTGCCTCAACTCGCGAGAGATGCCAGATGTCAATTCCTTCTTCACCAATAGCGAGGCAATCTCCGCTGAGATATCGACTACATCATTCAGTTCCCGGATGTTCCCAGCAGCAAGCATGGTCAGGAGAGGTTGAGCACCAACAAGAGCCATTTCATCTTTTTTAGCCATTAGCTTTCCGGTTCGAGGTGTCATATAAAGGGAGTTGTAGCCAGGGTGGATGTATCTTGGCCCTTTTGAGTAGTATACGTCGATGTTGCTGTATATTCTGTGCCCCGATTGATCCTTCTCTTTCCCAATCGTCTTTTTCTTCTTGTGTCGGCCATATAATACCCGGAGTATATATGGTACGAGAAATCGGATGCAATGCCTGTCCGGTTTTTAATTGCGTCCTTATATAAGGATGTGTGACGAGTTTTTTAACTGCTCTCTTAGATTCTTGGACTGGTAATTCTGCTGAAGATTTGCCTAACATGATATCAGCCGCAACTTGGGCCATTTTCCTATCTGTACACGCCGGAAGGATGTTTGTGCCTAACGCCCACATAGCAAACTTTGGTATTCCCATTATATGCCGGATGTATGCCGCCATAGTCTCATGCAGTGACACCTTCTCGTTTTCCGATGCCCTTGGTTGAGGTAGATACCTCCCCCTTTCGTCTTTCTTCTGTTTTCCTCTATTTGGGCGTCCGCGCATCACTCGAATAATCGCTTCTTCATGCATACCCGCCAACCACCAATAAAACACGCTTCTGTTATGCTGCATTTCGGGCGCGAGCCGAATACCCGATTTAAAGAAGTGATTCGCAGGTTCCTTAAGGACGGCTGCAGCGACCTCGTATGGAATAGGCGGATCGTTAAGCTGCCATGCCTCTCTGAGTACCTTGGGCCACTCCTGACGTGCCACAGCGAAGCCCTGATGGTAGATGCCGTACTGTAAGTATGGATCCCGTGAAACGGTTTTGTGGAACGCTTTATTCGACGCTCTCGCTGGTGGATGAAACGAGTATGTCCATAATTGGTGTGCTGTGACGTCAGGGGTGTGATGCCCAGAGAAAGAGAATAGTTGTCGGGCGGTGAGACTCGCTCGTTGCCACTGATTGTTGGATACATACTGTGAGTGTAGGAAAAGATGGACGTATGGTCCTACGGTTCGTTTTGGGCAAGGCATACTACATGGTAAGTGACTAACGCCTATTTGACAAACCTGATCGCTATCGAGAGAGGTGGTGGGTATGGAACGTGATAGTGCGTGAGGGGGGATGCCTCTAATGTGGTGATTTTCGATGTTCAGGTATTACTGAACAGGTATCCTGCATAGGCGGACAGAAAATGACCAAATCGCTCCTGGCCGTCTTCGCGTGTGTCTATGTCTCTGAGAGATAGCCCCCCCTTAGAAACGATTCTAGGCCCGGCAATGGCCTATTGATAAATGAAACTACCCCCTCTGAATGGGGCATAGGGGCCGATTCGACTGGGCCAATATGGGCTACCCTGAGTGGGTTATCAATAGGTTTGATGGGGTTATCAATAGCTTATCAATAGCCTGACCCGACTACCCTTGGTCAATCTGGCATGACTCTTGCATGTGTGTGGGCGTGCACGTGCCCCCTTCTTGAGGGGTCTTCGATACGGGCGTGATAGTGCCTTTGAGCTACCGAAGAAATAGGGGTATGGATTTCCTCAATGATATCAAGCACTTACAGTGTTTATAAAAATACTTCCAAATAAAGCTTGACCCTAAAACATTGGTGCACAGATTCTTGACAGCAGAGGGGACAACGCAGACAACTTGACCCCAGCACACTGCTAACCGGTTCTTTGACATCTCAATATGAATGGTTTTAAATAGTTTTTTAGTGGGTTGGACGACTGGTCATTCTGGCCAGTCGAACCCAACATGGTTTGCAAAGGAGTAATACCATGGCTAAAAAACAAAATGTGTCAGTAACTCGGAATGTAGATGATGAGATACTGGATTTCTTCACGATGTCGAACTTGAAGCAGGACCGAATCGACAAGTACCTGGAAAAGGAACTTGATTTTCGGGTAGCCTACGCAACATTTCAACAACGTGGTAAATCTCGCTCCAAGGAAGTATTGAATAATAACTTTGTTCACATACCTTACTTGGTTGATGCGGATGGGCAGTTCGTCAGCTTTACAGTTGGTGATCGTTTGGGACAGTATGTTCCAGGCGAGGAAGGGGCAGCAAGGGCGCTTCAAGCTGGAAAAGATTACTTCAAGGTAATCAAGGCCAGCGTCGAAGAAGCCGTGATGACCCAAGCTTCCACTCTTGGAACGTGGCAAGATCAGTTTCGAGCGCAAGGTCGGGAGGCCTGCGCCGATGTGATGGAGTTGTACATTGACGTGTTCAACTCGAAAAAAGCCACGTTCACCACTCAAATCACCCTCTTCGACGTCACCGGAGAGGATGTGGATAAGGACGTCACGGTGCTCAACACCGAGGAGTTCTACATCAAGCGGGACGCGCCGCCCACTGTGCTGCGCAAGAAATCTGATGGCGAGTAGAACACGGAAACAACTGAGTCGCTGGCTCATTGGATTCTTTCTCTTCTTTTGGTGGCTGTACATCAATAGAAACGATTGAATCTGGATGCTCCCTCAATTCTGGGGGGGCATCCTCTTCTCCCCAATACAAAGGAATATCATCGTGTCAAAAAAAGCACATGACCCCCAAGCATTGCCCCTTGCGACCAGAAAAATGGCTCTGGGAAAATGCATTGAGATTATTACCATGCAAATGGCTTTCCATGTCATCGGAGCCAAGCGAGCAGTCGAACAGTTAGAGATGGCGTTTGAGAGTTGCGGACTACGAATGAGCGAAGCCCTACACGACTATTGTGATGCTGTCCAACGTGACGAAAAGCCCAGGTTGGACCTGAGTTTCGATGAGATGATTAAACCCGAACACAAGGCAAATGAATATGTTGTTCAACTTCACCTCTTCTGAGGAAATGTTGGTTCACTTTCTCCTAGTAGTTGTATTCATACTAGGAACTGGATTGTACTTGGCACAATGGCTGTACATGAAAGACAAGGTAGAGCAGGCCATCCTGAAAGAACGTGAGAGATTCACCCGAATCCTGTTCGAGAATTCTGAGGAATAAGAGAGAAGTCCCGGCCCATCCTGGGTCGGGGCAACCCCCAATACAAAGGAAATGAATGATGGAAGAAATAGATAGACGTTTGGCCCTATGGGTACAAGCACAAGAAGATATGGACATCGCAATCACACTACTGCACAAGCTCCACGAGTCTGTAAGGGGAAAAGGATTCAACGTTGACATGCCATTGTACGTTATGAAAGGAAATCTTCATGCGAAGATTGATGAGATTATCCAGCACCTCGCGGAAAGTAAATGGAGAAACAAGTAAGGGTAATAATCCCTTGGCCTCGACCCATCCTGGGTCGGGGCAACCCCCAATACAAAGGAAATGATTATGCATTGCGATCTATATTTAGAGAGACTCGGACAGGAAACACGGGACAACGACCCACGTAACAAACGCGAAAAACAGATAAAGGAACGCGACGAAGCACGCCGGCAGTGGTCGGTTCATGGCAGCCTATGGGCCGATGCGATTGCCCGCAGTTACCCGGTTGATGGAGAAGAATGAGAGAGAAGCCCTGACCTTAATCGGTCGGGGCTTTTTTTTGTCTGGAATTTGTGTTCAGATTGGGCAAGGCAAGGGTGGGCGAGGGACTATCATCTCAGTGGTCACGCCCCCTGGCCATCACGCAGTGATAGTCCCCCGCGCATGGCTGCTCATATACATTTCGCTGGTTTCACAGCGAACCGTTTATCAGGCACTGTAACGCCCGTTTTTGATACAGGTATAGTTCACCTGGCTAACGAGATAAAAGACAAGGTACCTATATATATGGTCTACTAAGAGAGATGACAGAGAACAGAGTATGTAGGGAACAGGGTATAGGTATACCTATCTGTATAGGGAGAAAAACGCGTTTTCGACCCGTCAAACGGCCGATTTGACACAGCGTAAGTGCGCGGAATCATTGACGAAAATAGACTTGCAATCATTCAATCCGTGTATAGAGGTAGTTCACGGGATGGCTCGCCAATGAAATGCGCAGTTATCTCGTGTATACCCTACGTTGTACTAAGGATTCTCTTGGTACTGACACCAATACAAAGGAAACTACAATGAAACATATGACTGACGCACTAGCTATATCTATGCAATCACAACTAGCAGGACAATACTCCTGGATAGATGACGATGGAACCAGACGCCATTACCCACAAGCTCCTGCTACATTCGTAGAAGGTTCTATTGGTTCTGGTAAGACTGCAATCGTTACTGCTATTGCAGAACAACTTGTAGAACATGTGGAAAGTGTAAGAGCACCACAACTACAACCAGAAGACCTTACAGGATACCCAGTAAAGGATATCAAAGAGATTGATGGTACATCCTATCAGTGTCTAGCTTTCTGTCCTCCCGAATGGGCCATTCGTTTAAAAACCGCAAAATCGTCTTGCTTCATTGCCGACGAAATAGGCGACGCGCCATTGCGATTACAATCCGCTTTTCATGGCCCATTGCTAGACAATACGTTTGGTAATGTACTGATACCTAACCTCGTAACAGTGGGTATCTTTAATCCTCCACAGATAAGTACAACGGGTGGCAAACCCTCTATTGCTATCGCTACTCGTACCTGTATCCTTACAGACTTCTGTGCTCCCTTTGAAACATGGAAACAAGGTGCCCGTGATGGGTTCTCTGTACCTTCTTTCCCTAAGCTACCCAGGGATTGGCAACAGCGCATACGAGGAGAGTTTGTCAAGATACTTATGTACCTAGACCAGAATGAAGGGTGTAGGAATATCACGGTAGAGGATATCAAGGGTAGAGGTATGGATAGCTGGAAGCCTGCACACACCTTCCGTAGCTGGACCAATGCAGCCATCCTTGCTGCAGCCTGTAATGCTGCCAAAGCCAGCGTACCTGCAAGGGACTACCTCTTAGCTGGTACAATAGGTCGCAAGATATCAGAGGATTATTCTGACTGGCTTAGTCGCTTAGAGTTAGGTGATCCTGCTGAATACCTTGATAAGCAGTGGTTGACTGATGGTCAGTTTAAGCAGAACCGTGGAGATATAGTCTCTGCTACGGTGTCCATGGTTGTTTCTTACTACTTAGAAGAAGGTAACAAAACCAAGGAAAACTATAGAAACCTTATTAAGTTTCTATGTCGTACCAGTGCACTCAAGTTTGAAGGGCAAGCAGTATCTGAACTACTGTACAGTAAGCTTGCATCTAAATCTGCACGGCCCAAGGGATTCAATCCTACTGAACTACGGGAACTATGGGTACAGTTCATGCCCTTCCTTCAGAGCAGTACCATGATTGAACGCGTAGGAGGTGCATCATGAAAAAAGTATCATTCAAAATCACATACCCACTGAGCGAAGAAGCTGTCGACGCTATCGTTCAGGAGAAACAAAGCAGGCACGTGGATATGCTCCAGTACATGACAGAGTTGGCTGCGAAAGAAGACTCAGAAGATGGCCATGGTCATAGAATGGTTGCACATATGCTTAATCCTAAAATCATTAATATGCGATTGGCTGAGTATCGACATCTTAGGCATCAACTGACAATCCCACCCAAAAAACGGCTTGCCGGTAGTTTGGAACATTGGACCAGCGTAACAGCAGAAGCGGATGAGATAGAGAGCAATAAACATCTACCTTGCCCCTTTTCAGTATGGTTGGCCAAAGCTCAGGAAGCTTTGTCGAATGATGGTATAGAGGCTGCGTTTATAGTCTTAATCGATATGGAAAAGGCTCTGTGTGGGTGCCCCTATAGTTTGGATATTAAACACGGTGACGAGTGGGCCGACGTTTCAGTCTATGAAGAGGAAGAAAAATGGGACCCGCGACTGAACAGTCTCATGGGAATATTTAGTTCAGATACTCATTGAGAGAGACTGAATATCCTGTCAGTACATTGCATAGAAGTATTTCTGTGGAGTGTACTGTTAGATGTATTCAGCATCACAGTAGCAAAAAGGAATATCACAA